GGAGCCTGATAGTTGGAAGCTTCCTGTGCTGGGTCGAGCAGCGACGTATCATCGTCGGAGGTGACGATTGAGTCGTCAAACTCAAGGCCAACGCGGTAGGATGGAGCATCGCCGTACTGATCTAGGATGATGGTCTGTGGCAGAACCTTAGCGAAGTAGCCGTTGTAGAAATATACGCCGGAGTCAATCGAGACAACAGAGGAGTTGCCTGAGACAGCCGAAACGGCGATATTAGCATAGACAGGGGTTGCCTCGATAGTCTGGATACGGTCATTCGAGGATGCGGCCTTATCATTCAGGAATTTGACAACCAGGGTTGGTGGCTGAGTAGAGGTTAGCTCTGCGGCAGCGATAACATATGCGCGAGCATTACCGACGACCGTGTTGGCGACTTCGATGACTTTGCCGACGAAAGAGTTCGCCGTGACGGTCGTGCCAGCATAGGTCGACTGAAGGTTGATGTAGCGGATTTTTTCGGGTTTATCCTGAAAGGTACGGCGACCACCGAGAACCATCGAGCCGTTCTTGAAGATATGATCACCAAAACGCTGAACCTGCTTCTGAAGGATCGTCTGGAGCTGTGTTAGCTCACGCGCCTGGACGGCGTATCCAGGACGGAACAGAACGCGATAAAACTCCTTGGTTTCATCGAAGTCATCGTAGTAAGGGGCTGAAGTTGTATCAGAAGGTACAATTTGGTCGGTCATTTTTTCTCTTTATTTGCCTTAGAATTGAACTACAAGCTTGATATCTTCGGTCTGATCTTCGGCACGCATCACAGAGGTGATGTTCTCAATATATAGCTGTTTTCCCGTGAACGGCTCTAGTTCGGGGTTTGTCGTTGAAATCAGGAATCGATTGGTCGTACTTGTGACACCGTAAAGGGCAGCCGTTGTCGGAGTGCCGTTAGTTTCGGTCAATGACACCACATTGTTTGTGTTATCCCAGTCTACAACGCGACCCGAGAAGGTCGCTGCCGAAAGAGAAGTTCCCTGATATACCAGCTCGTCCAGTGTGTATGCCGTAGCGCCAGTGGACGTCTGAATGGTCCTGGTCTGATCGAATACGGTGTTCGAGAAAATCGTATTCGCAGTACCATATCTAACTGGGTCGATGATCAATGAAATCTGGCGATAATCGTTTCCGATTACCAGCTTACCATCTTCCGTGCCCTTTAGTCGTATATTTATGATCACATTTGAAGCGCCTAGCTCATAAGCTGGCTGGAATCCGTGACCACCAAATGCGGAAATTACGACGTTTGCTGTCGCATTTGCACCTGCGCCGCCAGTAATTGCTGCGTTTGCGTAGTGATACCCTGTACCCTGATTGGTAACAGTGATGTTGGATACTACGTTGGTCGAAGTATTCAATGAAGCCGTGGCATTCGCGAGGGTTCCGTCACCTGTAATGGTCACAACGATGTTGGAAGAATTAGTGTATCCAGTGCCAGCATTATTGATATCGATTACATTGATTGCGCCGTCTACTGCCGCCTGCTGAACCAACCACTGTAGAGATCCATCGTTGGATGCCAGAGTTCTTACTGGCATGAAGTCATCGGTCAGGAATCGTACACGATCAGCAGTCGATAGCGTCAACATATACTTCCAAATGTAGCCGTCTGACTCCTTATTTACTCTGTCATATGAAGTATACGATGGCTTGACTGTGGAATTGGATCCATTATTATTCGCCAAGCACTTGTATACATTGAAGTCATCGGTCATGGCATAGAAGTTATTGGTATTACCGTACAAATTGACTGACTTGTCGGAGAACGCTGCATAAGGCGTGTTGTTCGCCCAGTCGATACGGCGGGTCGCCGTGACCATATCGTTGCCCGTGACCCGCTTACCGCCGATTGCCGAACGCCACATGCCCACGGCACTCTGAATGTTATCGTAAGGTGTATTGGGCGATGCATCGTTAGCCCACGCCTCAACGCGAGCGATGATCAGGAAGGTGTTGGCGCGGTTGTCAACGGCGTCACGGACGTATTCCGTAGCCATAGCCACGCCGAAATTCTTACTTAGTTCCTGAGGCATTGTTTATTAGGCTCCTGTGAGTCTATTTATGTGCTCGTAGGCGAGGTATTACAGACCGTTATCGTGCCGGCAATGCTCAGATTATTCGATGGATTAGATGCAGAATTGGCGAATGCGACGTTCGCATATCTCAGGTACTGGATAGGTACCGTTCCCGTAGGGGTAGCGCCGTTAGCTCCGAGCGACACAGGTAGAATGTCATTCGAGATGAATTTCTGACGATTGGTGACGTTAGACAGGTTGATGTAGGTGTCGTCATACCATAGCTCTGTCATGCAACCATTGAAGCGACCTGCGCCACGATGGTCAGCGCCGACACCCGTGAAGGTGACGTTATGTGTGACGTTTGAAGCTGCCGTTAGGGTTACCGCGTTCTGTGATGCCACATTGGTAATATACAGGTGAGAGTTGCCGACTGTCAGATTCCAAGACGATAGAATATGCATCCAGACGTTTGGTCGCAGGTTCGTGGCAGTATTCGAGCGCAGGTCAAGCACGACATTACCGGTCACATCGCGGCCCTCAATCTTCACATAGTTGGTGAAGTTGTTCGAGGTGATGTAGTTGTTCGCCACTGAGACAGCAAATCTTGGTGATGAATTGGTATTACCCGCAAAGTAGATATAGGTCTGAGCCGTGTTGGTCGCTGGCATCGTATTCAGATTGATCCAGACAGAGAATGTACCCTGAGCCGATAGGTTAGAGTTTCCTGGCTGCGTATTCGCATAGAGGAACGTGTTGGCTGTGTTGAACGAAACGGCATTGGCGACATAGAGTGTTTCAAGATCAATCTCTGACTCAGCAAAGGTGATCGTGGCATCATCGATAGGAGCTTCGCCATCGAGCATGTACTGACCGAATAGCTTCATACCCGCAGGGGCCAGAATGTCTTTCAGGAACTGACGATAGTTGTCAATCGACTCGCGAACCTTGATGACATATGAATAGTTCTGGTAGTAGTCTCGATCCTGCAGGAAGTTGAAGCCCGAAGGGAACCCAGTATCATCCAGGTATCGACCAGGATACACAAACACACCAGTCGATACGGTCGCGACGGCCTGTGCAGTACCAGAACCAGTGGTCGTCAGATTGATTGTTGGTGCCGATGCATAATTTAGCCCGCGGGATGTGATCGTGATAGTCTCAAGAACACCCACGGTCGACGTATTCGCCGTAAGGGATGTTGCTGGTGTACCATAGCCGAGAAGGGCAGCGACAGTGATATTTGCTCCCGTGCCACCCGAAGATGCCACATTGATCGTTGGGTAATAGTTGGGGTTGTACCCGACACCACCTGGCAGATGCCCTGAGGCAATAGCAGCAATCGTAATATGCTGGACCATGCCGTTGCCTGCTACAGAAGACACATAGGCATTGGCGCCGTATCCATAACCACCAGGGATATTCGTAAACTGAAGTCTGTCGTTGACTGAGTATCCAAGACCACCATTATTGATGTTGAATCGACCAATGATACCTAGGTTCTTGATGCGAGTATTGCCGACAGGCTCCGCTGTTGGTAGAGAAATGTAGTCATTACCAGCAGCGGTAATATCAATCGAAATAATCGGACCAGTTGGACCAAAGAGAAAGTTGGTGAATGCATCCGAAAGAACAGTATTCGCATTGGCGTTCGCATATGCAGGGAATGCATAGTTCGCGATGTTCATGAGAGTATTAGCATACGTCAAGATCAGGTCTGAATTGATATTGTATGTATTGGCGTGATAGTAGTTGTTTGACAGGACTGCACCTACATTAGCCGCTGCACCTGTGCCACCACCTCCCGTGAAGATGACCACATCATTCGTCCGAAAGCCAGCGCCGCCAAGGTTGACGAACACGGCCGAGACGTTACCACGAGACACGGCCGACACTGTTGCCGCTGCACCTGTGCCTGTGTTGGACTCGATGATGACCGTATCACCAATGTTATAGGAGTTGCCACCCTCTGTCACGCTGATCGTAGATAGCTGTTCTGAAAGAATGACTGCCGATAGGTCTTCATCATCGACGTTCGTGGTCGTGATAGTCTCGCCGTTTTCAAACGTACCTAGCGCATTCGATAGGTAAAGCTCGAAAATCTGTGAGCCTTCTTCATATGAAATGATGACGCGCTCGACAATAGCCGTAGCACCAGAGGTCGAACCAGTAATCTGAGTGTTCTCGAAACTCTGAAGGCCTTCGAGTGTGTTAGATGATACGGCATCGACTAGAATTGTGCCGACGCGGAGCGATCTTTCAATGAACCATGTACCAGATGACGCAATGAGAATATCAGATTTAGGGTAGTAGAACTCAGGTTCTTTGTTGAATAGAGCGCGGAACAGGAAGCGGAAAGACTTCTCGGTACCACGAGCACGATAGAAGTCCTTGATGTTCTTGAGCAGAAGCTTTTTGTCGGCGGCCGTGTCCTTAGGTAGCAGCGCAAGGAACTCATCATAGAATTTCTGTGCGAAGCCGTCAATCGTACGGTCAATGTCGATATACTCGCGCATGTTCTTGGCGCGCTCGACAGTCTTACCGAGCTGGATCGTAGTGTTTGACTGCTCTAGGTATTCATAGTATGCTTCTATGAATGCGACAAAGTTAGGGTGGTCGGCGCGAACGAAGTCCGGTAGTTGTGAGGATATTAGATTAGAGATTAGCGTATTGGCAGACATTAAACGGCTTCTACTGTGATCTGAATTGCTAGATTGTCAGACGAGTCAAGGGTGACGATTCGGTTAGCATATGGGTCGATGCGCTGGCTATCGGGGGATACATTCACAGTCAGAATGCCCGCCGTGTAATCTGGGTTGGAGATAATGCTTGTAGGCGCAAAGTTGGTGAGTACGATGCGACCAGCTTCATAATCGATTGTACCGATTTCATCGCTGATGACGATCTTCTCGCCGTTGTCCTGATAGTAGAAGACTTCAAGAGTGCCTGTGCGTGAAGACAGCACGGCCTCTGCGGTTGCCTCTGAGCCATCGCCTGTGATAGTAATCGTTGCGCGTGTGTATCCTGAGCCGCGGTCTACGACCTGAATGGATTCGACACGACCATTCACAAGAATTGCCGTTGCCGTAGCACCAGTACCGTCGCCCGTGACTGTCACCGTGGCTGTGGAGTATCCATAGCCTGGAGTCAGAACACTAATCGAGTCAACACCAGTATATGATAGGAAGACTTCATCGATATACGCCTGACGCGATACACCATCGGAATCATTGATTGCGAACGCTGGGTAAGTGTATAGGCGTTCTAGTAGACCACCACGTGATAGCGCAGCATTGAACGTCACAGTATAGTTTGCGGTCGTATTAACAGTTGGGGTGAACCGCTTCTGTACGTCAACGCGCAGGCTTGAGTTTGTGATTGACGCTTCGGCCTGATCAATTGCTGCCTGCAAGCGCGACTGCATGAATGGAGAGTTAAATCTGTTCAATTCTGAGCTTGAATATGAGATGATCGCATTACGCACGATTGTTTCAATTTCAGCAGGCGAATAGGACGTCTTCGATGGGTCATAGTATACGGTGACTTGCAACAGAAGATATAGGTATTCAGGGTCGACCAGCTCAGGTGTGATAGTCAGAACCGAACGGTCGGCAATGATTTCATTCTTGATCCGAGTTTTCTCTAGCTCAGTCAGAACATAACCAGCGCGCGGCTTGATTGAAATGTAGACCTTGCCATAGACAATTGGATCATTGTCTGCACCAGACCAGACAGAGAGTTGTTCGATGTTCGGGTAATCGGACAATAGGAGCGACATATAGTCATTCACGTTGACCGCACGGTTCTGTGCAGTATAGGCGATTGGTGCGCGGAACTTGATTTGCTCGATGGTTTCCTCTAGAGAGCCACCGGCCGCCGCTGTTACTGGGGTGGACGTGACGTTAGAGAAACCACCGACAGAAGACAGGACAGTGAATGCGTTTGCCTTATTGGATGCATCACCCTCGGTCGTGAGATAGTCAACGATGACGAGATTGCCATTCGATAGCGCCTTGCCGATGGTACCATCACCGAAGTAAATCTCATACTGTAGATCGGGGGCGGCCTGAAGGAAGTAAGAGGTCGTGTTGGCCTCGACTTCGGTGATATCATTCGAGAGCGTGTAAGTGTTTGCCGATGTGTCAATCGAGGATGTCTGAACGGTAATCAATAGGGTCGACGTGTCGATACCCTCATTAGGCAGTCTGAATGGAGTCAGGACATTCGTTGGGGTCGCCACGAAGGTCGACGTTAGATGCTCACCCTGCAGGAGCGTGACGTTAGAGAATGTGAAAGTGTTAGACGTTAGGTTCTTGGATGCGACGTGCGCTTCATCGGTCACAAAGGTATAGTTGACGCCATCGATTGGCTCAGCCTGGAACTCTGTATACTTGGGGAGTAGCAGCGATGACGTAGTATTGCCGCCAGGTGGGGTGACCAGAACATTGACGATTGCCGATGCCGCACGGCGAGAGGTCGGCGTGTAATTGAGAATCTTTGAGTGCGATGCGACCGAATTTGGTAGCTGTGCCGAGTCGAGGAACATCTCGTTGGCGACCATATTCAGGTAGATGCCCATATAGTGGGTGTTGTAGGCGAGAGTATCCAATAGGACATTCAGACCAGCACCTTCAAAATCATAGTCTGAAAACTGTGACTGAGAGCGAAGATAATCACGCAGGTTCGCCTTGATTGTATCAAAGTCAAGCTCTGAGATTTTGAAGACTGTATTAGACGAAGCCATTTAGCGCACCCTCTCGAGGAACACGGAAATTTCTGTTGGTTGAACATTGTTCTGGATATAGAAGCGCAGCATAGCCTGAACCGTATTATCATCGGTAGTTGACTGACAGATGACCAGATCAAGCTTCACGCGTGGCTCAAAATTCTCGATGACCTGCTCGATAGCCGTCTTCAGGTTGATCAGCGTCACAGGGGTGATATTCTCGAATAGAAGATCACGCACACCGGATCCAATCTCTGGATGAAAGGGTCGCTCATAGAAGTTGGTCAAGATCAGGTTTCGGACAGACCGAATGACTGCATCATCGCCCGACATTCGAGACACGTCACCGGTCACTGGATTTGCAATGAAATTCAGGTCAAGGTCGCGATAGGTGCGGTCTCTGGTATCGACAATTAGTGCTGCCATGCTCTATTTAGTCCTTATACTCCAAGCTTATCCAGCAGGGAAGTACGGCCGATGGCATTCTCTAGAAGAAACTTACCGCAGGGGTCACGGTAAATCGACTCTAGAAGACCTGCCAATACGGCCTGTTTTAGCTTCGCAAGAGCGTCCGTGAAGAATGCTCTATCGGCAGCGATGATTCCTGCCAGGGCCTGCTTCATTTCTAGTAGTCGTGCAGCAATGGCAGCAACGTCTGCCAAGCAATTGTTGATATCAGACAGGAATCCAAGAAGCTCACCGCCATAGGAATTGAGCAAATCACCAGAGAACAACCCAGTCATCCCGTTTAAGATTGCCAAACAACCTGAGGCACCATTGACGGTATTAGAAATCACATTGAGCGACTGTCCAACTGATAGTATCTGATCAAGGCCGGCGGATGACGAGCCCTGAGATGCTGCGATTACGCCCGAGATGGTATTTGTATGGTTTAGCAAAGTACCTAGTTCGGTCTGGAAGTCGCCAAACGATGTGTTGAGCGTCGTCTTATCACCGCCAGACAAACAGGTTGAATTGGTAACTGTATTCATGATCGAGGACACGTTAGTATCCAGACCGCCGATTACATCCGTCACCGGATTCTGCAGGATGGCTGACTGACCTGACTCATTGACTGTCTCAAAGATGCTCTGTGTCGTTGGCGACCAGGAAGTCGTAATAGGGGCTCCCGGTGGATTGTCGTATGAACCAGGAGGACTTACAGGTGAGTTGGAAACAGGAATAATTGACATTTTGGCCGCTTTTCTCTTGACATGCTATTGACAAGGTGATATGATTCGTGTGTCCTGAATGATGATAAGACAATAAAGCTTATCCAGCAAAGACTGTTGGTGATCCATTGATAACAGAGGCGCCGCAAGAAAGAGTATCTCCAGAGCGTCCAATAGGACGACCGTTAATGAAGACTGTCTTTGAAGCAGTTTGAACAACGGAAGAATGAGTATTAGCTCCAAAGGTATGCGTTCCCCATCCATCTCCTTGACGTTGAACAGCGCGTCCATTCACAAAGACATTTGGCGATCCGCCGTTTCCTGAAGTTCCTGCATAGTATTCGTGTCCTGCGTCAGCATCGCCAACGCGCATTACTCCATTACCCATTATCCTGACCTCTTGTAATCTTCAGAATTTTGGCAATCTGAGCTTCAATTAGTGAAGCTCTATTTGGCCAGTGAATGTCTTTTGTTGGATTTTTCAGTAATCGTTTCAATAGTGGCAGAATTAGCTTCTCCAATTCAACAAGCTTTGCTTCGACTGGTAGAATTTCTGGTTCATCTTCATTGAAACCGAAGTCTTCATTATTCATTTAGATCAATTCTCGATGCTTCTACTCTGAAATTTCCGTCAGAGTTTAGAGTTGTTTCGCCGGATACATTGGTTGTCATATCCCCTGCGACAGTATACTCTAGGTTGCCGCCGACTTTCACGTCATAGTCTCCCTTTATGTATAGTCGCGCTTTTCCGTTGATCGTGACATTACAGGCTCCCATGATATACACGTTATCGTCGGCCATGACGATTTCATAGTTGTTTTTAACGACCTTGACGACCTTGGATCCATCAGGATAGTATTCGACAAACGTACCAGAGCGGTGCGCTACTTGAATACGCTCATGACCGAAGGTATCGTCGATCTCGATTAGATGACCAGATTCAGTCTCCGTGACTTTGTTGAATGGGTATACGGCGTCGTATTCTGATTCGGGTTCTGACCAGGTTGTCTCAGGGTCTGCGGTGGAAATATCCGAGACTCGGTTTTTGCGTCTTTCTTCAACGAATGAGTTCGACGTAATAAGGTCTGCATTACGGGCAGCCGGAGGGGTAGAGGGCTGATTGAGAACATCTGGGAATCTCTGAGTGGTTGTGGCTTCTTCGATAACGACACCGCGACCATCTGAATAATACGTCTTGGCTGCCGGAGGTCTTGGCGCGACCGCAAGCTCTTCGGCGGTTCTCTGATCCGAGAATCCTGTTTCTCGCGGAGGTGTAACCTCGGGAATTCCAGGAAGAGTGCCCATCATCACTGGGTACTGTCCAGATGCCCCATCTAGAAAGAATCCCATAATCCATTCACCTTCTTTAGGTGGGATTGGAGAATTGTTATTCAGAGGAAGAACAGGATGGGCCCATGGTAGGTGTTCGCTTGGAATTAATACCTTATCGGCCGTATGCCAGTTATAAATGCGAACCTGAGCACGACCTAGCTTGAGAGGATCCTCTCGGGATTCGACTACGCCAATCCACCAGATGAAGCCGTCAAGCCCCATGAAATTCTTGATATTGTTCATTTTGTAACCACAGGTGGATGGTCATGGACGGTGCAATCTTTTACGCCTTCCATGACCATCTCATAGGCGTTTAAGGTAAATTTGTGTCTGATCGCGGTGATAAAGTATCTACCAGAATAATAAGGATGTTTAAACGAATCATTATCGGTCTTGGATTTGATACGAGGCATGGCAAAATCGATCACATTACCAACATTGATCCCAATGTTTCCCGGGGCAACAAACTTCACGCGGAAGTAATTTAGCTGCTCGATCTGCGAGATACGTTGAAGCATCCAGTTTTCCACAAGAGATGGCTTGATCCCAGGTTGAAATTGTGTAATTACTGCGTCAGTATTGTGCTCAAGATTTGTCGGGTAATAGCGTCTGACTGCTAAGGATTTCTCAGATAGAGTTTTCTTGGTGCGATCTTTCCAGTTGTTATCAAAGGATCCGCCTTTTGCGTCAACGTGCTTTAGTTTCTCAAATTTCTCGTTATAGTTGTAGACATAGTTGGCTTCCTTCTGACGCAGAATATCTAACGTTTCGAGCGATGAGGCAAAAAGCCCGTTTTGTAGTCCATCGAGAGTATCAAAGACGGAATAAAATTGAAACGATATCATATTGAACATATTTATATTGACTTCTTCTGTGCTAGGTATATTCAAGACCCCATTCTCACCCGTGAGGGGTGCGTTCTGTGGGGCATATGAATAATTTGCTACCGACGGAGAAGTAATAAGCTTTTGGATGCTCGAAAGAACGTATCCTCGTTTGTTCTCAAAGAAGATCGCCGGGGGCGCCGAGCGTCCGATGACCCAATTGATTGCCTCGAACGGAGAAATATACGGAACAATTAGATCATATGTGCCGGGGGTGTCGTCAATCAGCATATTATCTCGAACGACGCCGAGGGAACTCCGCAGAATATCATTGACGATATCCTTTACTGACTTACCTTTGTACGATTTTGAGACGGTTGCACCCGCTGAGATAAGAGCTTCCTCAGAACAAAACTTCATGATATAGGTCATCTCAGCCTGGTTCGAATAGTTTATGTCGATCCCATCGATCTTATAGATGCGATACGACTTTACGATGGGTTTCTCACCTGCTTTAGAGAAGATGATTCGCAACGTTTCATTACCCTGCATTGCAAGCTCAGAAATTAGGTCATTCGTGTCGACCAGCATTAGCTCACCTGACATGGTTGGCGCGTAGATATCCTCGAATAGATTCAATTCGACCATGAGAGCGAAGACGTCCGTGCCGATGCCTGTGGGTGAGATGACCTCTAGAGCCTTTAGCTCATAGGTCTTATCGTGAAAGAGCGTTTCGGAAGACATTATAGGAAGATGCTTTCTAGCTCTGCTTCTATTCTGGATACATATGACTTGTCGATCAGACGGATATTGCGCTTTTCATTGTTCAAGAGCTCCTCGTAGTCATAGCAATATACGATTGATCGGGTCGTGACGATTTGAACTGTGCTTCCGCCGACGAGGTTTAGGGAAACCGTCTCTGTATTAGGTAGCAGGGCATAGGCAGTCGCGTCAATCTCATAGACATTCTCTGTGATCGTCCCCGTACCTGAGTAAGTTTTCGTGATGGTCTTCTCATAATGATGGACTGTGGTCTTGGCGAGGGCGTCTGAAGTATACTTGTTCACGATGAATTTGTCGAATGCACTGTATCCAAGGGGCCAATCATACTGTGGATCGACGATATTGTTGGCGTATAGTACAATCCAGTGGCGACCTGGGGATCCATAGTATTTGAAGGCGATAATCTCTGGTGTCTCGCCCTCTTTGATTTGGTACTTGTAGTATACCGTTGAGGAGAGCATCGCGATGACTTTGGCGCGCGCAGTAATGTTCTTGACCAGGATAGGATTTACTGGTGGAGTACTGTCAAGCGTATAGAGAGTATTGGGTAGGTTCTCGAAATATTCTGCCATTGTGCGATTAGAATCCCTGGTCGATGAGTTCGCGCGTCATGAGGTCGAGCTCCATGAAAGCGAGGCGCAGCGTGATATTGATGGATGAACCGTCCTTGCATGTAGCGAACATCTGCGGTGCATAGTTGGTTTTGACTGCCTTCAGGATGCAGGTCGAGATGCGAGGCATATTCATGTTCTCTGCGAAGCCCGACCCCGTAGAGCGGTGGAATGAGATATCAAACTCAGATGGTGGCAGGAATACTGCACCTGCGATACCAGAGGATGAATTGAACTCTGGTGCCTGATGACGACGGAACTGCTTGATAATCTTGCCGACCTCTGTAGCTTCCTTCTGAGACACGGGTGCAAAGCTGAAGTCAAACTGAAATTCGCGTAGGTTCGGCTGCCTATAGATCACCTCAATCATGGGATTGACGGAGAAACCAATAAGGTCTGCTGTCAAGGACGCCGCCTTCTTCGCCCCGTCAACAAGACCGCCCAGCCCCACTTCCTTGGCGCGTTTCCCTATGGCGCCGGTGATGGCCTTCAGGGCGGCGGCGCCGGCACCCGCCTTGGCGGCACCTGCGAGACCTGCCAGATTGTTGCCGAAGGCGGCCGCGAGCGCCACTCCAGGCCCCAACTCTTT